TCTCGAAGATTGTCACGGCGACGCCGGCGACGGTTTCGCCGACCTCGAACGCGATCTCGGCGAGCTTTTCGTAGATCGGGATGATGTTCTCGCTAGTGAAGCTCCACCAGGCCTGGAGAACGTCGATAGCGGTATCGACGGCGTCTCGGAACCAGCCGATATTTTCATATGCCCACACGACGCCAGCGGCCAGGGCGGCGATGCCGGCGACGACAAGCACCACGGGCGACAGGAGGGCGGCGATAGCAGCGACGAGGGAGTAGACAGCTCCGGCGAGGACGGTGCCGATAACCACGGCCACGGCCGCCATAATCGGCTTGTTTCGTTCCATCCAATCCGTAACCGGCCGGAGTTTCTCCCGGAGAAGGTCCGCAGCGCCGGCCAGGCCGTCCTCGGAGAAGGCGTTAGCCAGCTCCTCGACGAACTCGGTAACCTTTTCGACGATCGGCATAAGCTTCGCGAAGCCGCGGTTTTTCAGGATGTTGATGCGGTCCTGAAGGGTGAGCATCGCGTCGGCTTGCTTATCGACCTCGCCAGTACCCTCGCCGAGAAGGCCGGAGAAGTTCTCGAGGTCGAGGTTCCCGGTACGGATCGCCGAGCTAAGCCGCTGCGCTCCCTCGGCCCCGAACGCTTCCGTAGCCAGGTTGAGGGCTTCGGTGTCGCTGCTTGCGTTCTTGATCGCTTCGACGGTGTCCTCGAGGGCCTTACGGGGGTCGCCTCCGAGTTCGGCGATATTGCGGCTAAAGGCGTTCAGGCCGGGAGCGATACGGGTTACCTCGACGCCGCCCTGCGCGAGCTGCCCCATAAGCGCCGTGGTTTCCTCCAGCGAGAAGCCCATATTTGCGAACACGGGGCCGAACGTTTCGACGTTCGAGAGAAGCGTTTCCATCGGCCGGCCGGTGGCCTGGGCGATGCGGAGAAGGTCGCCGAGGGCCTCGTCGGCGTCGCCGGCGTCTCCGCCGAATTGGGTGAGGGCCGAGTCGACCTGGGAGATAGCGGCCGAGGCGTCGACGCCGGCCGCCCTCGAGAAGTCGAGAAAGAGCTCTGTTTGCGCTTCTAGCTCGGAGCCGGTCAGGCCGAAAGCGGTGTTTACGTCGGCGAGCGCGGCGGAAACGTCGTCGAAGCTCTGCGGAACGTCCATCGCTACCTGGCGGGCGTTCTCGATCAGGGCGTCCAGGGCGTCTCCGGAGGCTCCTGTGCCCTGGATGATGTTGTTCCTCATCGTCTCCATCTCGTTAAAGACAGAGACGCCGAGGGTGCCTACAGCGCCGGCCACGCCAGCGAACGCGATGCCGGCCTTCCTCGAGAAGTCGCCGACAGAGTCGGAGGCCTTCTTCATCCCCTTACGGAACTTTTCCGTATCGGAGAGGATCGCTACCTTAATCACTGAGTCGGCCATGAGATGATCCTAGAAGATCCTGTTAACGAGGGCTTTCACCTCGGCCTGATACGCCGCCTGGACTTCGTCCCTCCGAGCATCAAGGGCGTCGTACATGAACGGATTGGGCCGAATGAAGACATGCCTAGCCGCCCAGCCGAAGTGTATGGGACCCGCGTATGGGACGCCGGTGCGGAAGTTTTTCGCTCGGTTGCCGGCCTCGATACGCGCCAGCGTGTTGTACGCCTTCGGTTTAATCGACCGTTTCAGCTTGCCGGTACGTTCCGGAACCTTTGTTTTGGCGACGCCGGCGACATCGTCGGCGATCTCCTGGTGCAGGTCTTTAAATTGGGTTACGTCTTCGCCGGCCTTCCGCATCTTCGCCCGAAGCTCACGGTTGCCCTCGATCTTGAAGCCCTCGGTCATCGGCGGCGGCGGTTCGCTTTCTTCTGAGCTTTCGCACGTTCGTCGAGAACGGCGTAGAGCGCTCGGATAATCGGTATCGGTGCGTTGAGGAGTTCGCTTATCGGCTGGCCTGTCTCCACGGCCAGTACCGCTACGGTGTAGGCGGCTCCTCGACGGCTAAAGGGGTCTTCGAGTCGTCTTCGACCTCGATATTCACGACCTGCGGCCAGAACTTCTCGAACGGTGGCACGGTGTGGCCCGCTTTACGCTGGCATTCCCACGCGAGCCAGCAGAGATACTCGAGGCGCATCGTTTGGATGGCTGCGAGTCCCGACTCGATCTTGGAGCCGTAATACTGCTCCATCGCGAGGATGGTGCCGGCGTTCGGTCGTGCTGTAAAGGTGTCGCCGCCCTCCAGCGTTACAGTCAATGCGGCGTCAAACATCAGGGCGTAGTGCTCGTGGTAACCGGGCCGGTCATCGGCCAGGTAACAGAGATCGTCGACAGATCGCCGACCGCGCCATCGACGAAGGGCAGCTCTGTGACCAGTACGTCGACGCTCTTTTCGGGATTGTCGGTGGCAACGGTCGAGCTGGTCGGCGTGAACGTAACGGTCGTGACGGTGCCGAGAAGCGAGTCGAGCGTGGCGTACGTTTCCGAGGCGGCGAACGACTGGTGAAGCTCGAGGCTGATCGAACCGGAGCCGAGGCCGGCGATCATGGTGACTCGCGAGTCACCCATAGCCGTTGTCTCCAATTCTGCGAACTGCTCACTCCACGATCCGCTGGTGAGGAACGACGAAATATCTACACCATTCACGGTAACCGCGAGGTCGTTGTTCATGTAGGGCATGGCCTAACCCTCTTCCTTTTCTGCCTTAGCGGCTTTGGTTTTCTGTTCGGCCAGGTGGCCGCCCTTGATGAGTGCGTCGATATTGACGCCGTCAAGCTCGTCGGCCTCAACCGTCGAGCCTTTTTCTCGGCCGGCGAGCCGGTCGGAGAGAACCTTGTAAATCATCGACTCCATACCTCGCATTGCATTCGGAGGCCAATAAATGAGCTGTCAGCAAACTGTACCATGCCCATATCCGAGGCCGATGACACCTGAAGCGTTAGGCACGCTCCGCCGAGGGTGGGGTCGGCCTCGAGGGCGGCCTGGATCGAACCAGGGCCGGAGATCAGGCCGTCGAGCTTCTCCTGGTTGTACTGCTCGGCGTACTGCTGAACGGCGGCGATGACCTCGAACCGGAAACGGGTTAGACCGCCGGCCGTGCCATCCATCGACTGATGATAGTCGGCGACGGGTCGGGCCGGAATCACGATCGCCGAGGGCGGCGTAATCCTCGAGGGCGTCGAGGCGTAGACGGTTACGAACGTGTCGATGGTGTCGAGGGCGTCGGCCAGCCCTTGCCGGATCGCGCCGTAATCAGCCACTACGCCACACCGATTTTCTTGTATTGCTGCAGGAGGGCGCTTACGTCCGGATCGGTCCGACTAATCCGCATCGGCCCCCAGTCCGACCACCCGGCCTCAAACCCTAAGGGGCTGGCCTTCCTCTGGTACAGCCGAGCGGCGAGGATCAGGGCGGCCTGCTGGACGCCGTAGGGCACGCCTTCGGTGTTGCGGACGCCGTAGGCCGCCGTGACCTGAACGCTTGCGCGTTCGTTCGTGAACACGGGGAACACGCCGTTAAGCCGGCGGATCTTGAAGTACGGCGACGAGTTCAGCGGCTCGACCTGGTAATCGCCGGCCTCGAGGGTCGTGTCGAAGGTGCCATCGTTCGAGGTATCTAGGGCGACGATCATCCCGGCGGTCGTGTTCACCTGGTCGATGTTGACAACGTACCGGCTAAACGGAATGTAAGTCCGGGCCTCGGTAACCGTGTTGAACGTAGTCCCGGTGTAACCGTCGACGAGATCCTCGGCCGCATTCACGGCGGCGGTTAGCGCCGTGTCCTCGGCCGTTACTGAGTCGTCAATGCCCAGGTAGGCCTTTACAAGGCTAATCGTGGTGTAAGCCACGGCTAACGCTTCTTAGAGGCCTTCTTAGCGGCCTTCTTGGGCTTCGGAGCTTCTTCGGCGGTCTTAGGTGCCGGAGCCGGCTTCGGAGCGTCTACGGGCTTCTGAATGCGGCTAGCGGCTTGCTTTTCCCAGAGGGTCGACATCGTTTCCGTTCCTAGCTAGTGAAGGGTGCCCCAGGCCGGGCGCTGGAGAATAACTCCCGGCCTGGGGCGGACCCAATTACCCAGAGGGCTTACAGGGTGGCAGCGAGGAGCGTGCCCTGGATGACCGAGACGGCCTTCGGGTTACGGACGCCGGCGGCGGCGTAACCGTACATGACCATCGAGGCCTGGAGGTTCGCCATGTTGGCGTCGTAACGGACCATCTGCGGGGTTCCGCCGTTCTCCTCGAAGAGGAGGAACTCACGGGAGTTCAGGACGATGATGCGGTCCTCATCGGTGCCGGTGCCGAGGTTCGTCGGGATGTTGCCGTCGACCAGGACCGGGATGCCGGCGACCGAGAAGCTCGGAGCGCCGTAGTCGCTGAACTGGCCGGTGCCGATGACGTTCTGGGCCGTGGTGACGGTCGGCTGGAAGATCGGGCGGTTGCTCGAGTCCAGGCCGCCGGCCAGGTAGGCCGCACGACGGGGGTGCATCACGATCAGGTCCGGACCCTGGAAGTAGTTCGACTGAACGTTTCCGATGGCCTTGATGATCTGAACGTACGTCTCGGCCGCAGTCGGCGAGGCGTCGTCGACATCGATGTCGTCGATACCGGAGGTGTTGAGCACGCCGGTCGGCTGGCCGGACGAACCGGAGCCGTTAATCAGCATGTTGTCGAGGGTGGTGGCGTAGCTGGACGCCATGTCCTCGACAAGCACCTCGTCGACGTTCGAGCCACGCTCGAGGGCCTGGAGGCTGAGCACCTGGGCCGACGAGACGGTGAACACGTTCATCGTGAGGAGCGTGTCGTCGAGGGTGGTGTCGCTGGCTGCGTCGCCCTCGGCCGCTTGGACCGTGGCGGTCGTGGCCGTGGTCACGCGTGACAGGTTGACGCTCATGCCATCGGCGGGGAGGTTGAGGCTGCGGACGGCGTTACCGAACGGGCGGCCGGCCTTCGCGAAGGCGCTGTACTGGTCGACCAGGTACTGCGGGACCACGAGGCCGGCGTAGTTGCTGGTGCTACCGGCACGCTCTTCGAGTTCGACCTCGCCGGCGTGGCGGGCGAGGCGCTGTTGGGCACCTGCGTCGCCGTAACGGTTAGCGGCCACGATGTCTTGGAAGAACGAGTTCTTCGAGCGAGGCTCGTAGGTCCGGACTTCGTCGGTCACTCGGACGACGCCGGCGGCGGAGCGCTGCTCGGGCTGGTCGTCGTCGGCCTGGATCTCGGCGCGCAGCTTGGCTGCCTCGAGCGCCTTAACCTGGACTTCGCGCAGCTCGGAGATCCGGGCGTCGAGTTCGTCGGCTCGGGTCTTGAGTTCGCCGAGGGTCTTGTCTTCGGTGTCGACCAGGTCGCGCCCTTCCTCGACGGCGCGCTCGAGGATGCCCTCGACCGTTTCGCTGAGTTCGGCCCGTTCCTGCACCAACTTCTGGAGGAGGTTCACGGTTTTACCTTCGTGTCTAGGTGGGTGGTTTCTTTCGGGTGCCGGCGAGGTGCTTTTTACGGCGGCGTCGACGGCGGCGCGATTCGGTGAGGTTACCACACGGTAACCAGCGGCGGTGGAACGCTCTAGCTTTTCGGTTTCTCGCTCGGCCCATCGGGCGGCGGCCATAACGTCGCCAGTAATCGAGCCGCCCCAGAGCAAAAATGCGACCTGGCCGGCGGTTGGGCGAGGGCTGTCGCCGGCGAGGAAGGCGCGAGCTGAAGGGCTCTCGAGGTCGGCTCGGTGCCGTGCGAACCAGGGAGCCATGAGCCGGAGCTTGTCGTAGGGCACCTCTCCGGCTGCCATGCGTCGGGCAGCTCGGACCGTGGCAGGGCGAAGACCGTCGCCAGCGAAGCCTTCCTCGTAGAACTCGAGGCCTCGGCGAGCATTGCGGCGGATGTAGTCGGGAGCCGGCGGCATTAGTCGGCCTGGTACAGGATGCTCACGGACTGGTCGGCGTTGCCGGAAACGGCCCACAGCTCCTCGTGAGCCGGAATGAACATTTCGAAGAGCGTGTTCTTCGGCACCTCGAGGCCGTTGCTCGTCGAAACGTCAGAGCCGCCGAGGTAGACGGGGTGGCTACTGTCGTCGTGAAAGTAAACGTGCCGGTTGGTGTCGACGCTCGCAAGAATGCGGCTAGCCGTAAGGCCGACGGTGAGCTGCTCGGACTTCATGCGAGCCACACTCCGCGCCAGCGTGCGAGGTTCGGGGCGATCTCGGGGTTATCGGGGTCATACCGCACGGCGGTTACTTTGGCGTCCTGGTATGCCGGCCGGCTCACGAATCCAACGTGATCGAGGCGGGCCTCGAGGCGCGTAATGATCGTGTTCTCGCCTTCCTGGTCGGTACGGCTTCGGATCGGGATAAAGCCGACGGAGAGGCCGGTTACCGCTCCGTCCTGGGCAAGTTCGATGATCTCGGCGGCGTCGCGCGTGTTATGCATCCGGAAGTCGGCGACGAGGCCGTCGTTCGTGTTTTCCCAGGAAACGGCTCGGGCGACGGGGAGCGAGGTTCGGGTTTCGTGTTGCTTGTAGAGGCTGATCTCGTCGCCGTGCTCGGCGATGGACTTATCGAACGCGCCACGGTTGAAACGTTCGAACGTTCCCGGCTTGAGTTCGTAACGGCCGGCCCAGGGGACCACGATCCCCACCAGGTGGCGGCGTCCGTCTTCGGCCTCGCGAATCTCGGTTTCTTCGAACTCGAGGTAACGGTTTTCGACGTTAGGCATCGGCGTCCTCCTGGGCGTCGTCGTCGATATCGGGCGGATCGATTGCCAACGGTGGCAAGCCCTCCAGCTCGCGCACCTCTGAGACGGTCATAAAGCCGGCGTCGAGGGCGACCTTGTGAGCGTTGTACCGGTCGAGGGTCGAAGCTCGGAGCAGACTGTCCAGGTTAAACACGGCGCGCTGGCCTCGGGGGAGAAGCTCGGAGAGGCCTTCCTCGAGGCGCACGATCCACGGCCGGAGCGTGAGCAACACGAACGCTTGCAGGTCTTGAGAGACGCTTGAGTAAGTGTTCGAACTGGTCGTTTCGACCTGGACGAGGTGCGCCGGCACGCCGAACAGGGTGCAGATATTGAGCGCCGAGAACCGCCGGGAATCGAGGAGTTCGAGATCGGCGGCGGAGTATTCGAGCCGCTCGTACTTCACGCCTCCGCTGATTACTGCCGGCCCTCGTTGCCGGCCGCCATTTCCGGCGATCCACGCGTTCTTGAGTTCGGCGGCCTGGTCGGCGGTGATTTCGTTCTCGGAGTAGAGCACGCCGTCCGGTATTGCGCCGGTCATGAAGCTCTGGGCGGCGTACTGGTCGCCGGCGAGGGCCTGGGCGATGGCCTGCGGAGTCTGGTCGAGAGGGCCGTAACCGCGCAGATGGCCTGGAAGGCAAAAGCCCCTGATATGGACTAGATCCTCTGGGGAGAGGAGCTGGCCGGCGGCTCGGTACTGGATCGCTCCGCCGACGGTCTTAATGTCGACGGCCTCGGGATCGAGGAGCACGACGCTCTGGGGGTAGCCGAGGGAATCTCGCCGGCCGGCCAGGATGTAGGCGTTCCCGTTCACCAGGAGCGAGGTCACGGCGGCGGCGATGAACTCGGAGCGGGTCCGGTCGAGTTCGGGCCGAGCGAGCACGGCCGGCGTTGCGATCGGTTCGCCGTTTCGTTCGGCGTGAATCGGAAGCGCTCCGATCTGGTCGGAGATGATCGAGACGCAACGGTTAGCGACGACGTGCGAGAGAAGCGTCGAGCGGGTGACGTTCATTCCGCCGGTTAGCGGCTGGATCGACGCGCCTCGAGGTGGGAGCGGAAACGATTCTACGGAGCGGTTCTGGGACCGGTTGAGAAGGTTCCCGAGCATTACCGGCCGCTTTCGAGGGCGGTCGAGACGAGGACGATGCTAAGGCCGAGGGCGACACCTCCGGCCCAGAGGCCGCCGGCGAGGCTCACGGAAACGATCGCCAGCACAAGGCCGGCGAGCTGGGCGTAGCTATGCATCAGAACACCTGGGGAGTCGGTTTCGGTTTCGTGGCGACGAGGCCCCACATGGCAAGACTAGCGCTTACCAGGGGCGCGATTGGTACATCCTGGTCCGTTCGCTTCCATGCCCACCGATCCCCCAATCTCCGGCGGCTCGAGGCGGCGACGGCGTTAGCGAGAAGCGGGTCGCCGGTATGGAAGAGTTTCCGGTCTTTGACGGCGTCGTAGAACGTCGCACAAGCGCCGGCGTACTCTCGGCCGCCGATCTCTAAAACGTCGAGGTGCCTTAGGTGTGGGAGTAGGGAGCCGGCGGCGGAGCCGGAATCGACGACGATCTCGGCGTTCCAGCGTTTCGACAGTTCGGTTAGGCGTTGCGGTATCCAGCCGGTGCCGCGGCGGTGGTCGACGATCTCGACCATAAAGCCGCCGGCTTCTGGTTTCGAAGCAATTGCGATTGAGGACCAGTCGCGCATCGGTGAGATGTCGACGCCGAGGGCGAACCGGTCGCCGTGAACTACGTCCTCGAGGGCGAGTTTCTGGAACTCGGTCGAGTCGAGAACGTGCTCGGCGGTGTCGGTCGGCCATACGTTCAACCATTCCCGAGCGAAGAGTTCTTCGGTCATGGTGCTCTGGGCGTTTCGCACGTTTTCGAGCTGGACGCCTTTCTCTTCGGCCAGGGTCGGGATGGCGGCGTGCCAGGTGGCCTCGTCGGTTGGGTCGGCGTCGACCTCGGCGGCCCATTCGAACCAGGCGACGGTCGGGGAGTCGCCGGCTCGGCCGATGTCGCGGTAATGCATGAGAAGCTCCGAGCGGTGGTCGCCGGCGTTCGAGGCGATCCAGAGCTGCGACGAGGGCCGTGTCGCCATTGTGGGCTGTAGGGCGGCGATGAGGTCCAGGGAATGCGTTAGAGCCTCGTCGACGATCGCCAGGTCCAGCGTGAGGCCTCGAGCGCCGTCCTGATTCGGGGTCACGATCCGGAACGTCGCGCCGTTCTGCATCGTTAACTGCTCGGAGCCGTTAGCGAGCCGGAGCGTTTTAAACCTGGATCCGAGGCCGGGACGCATTAGCTCGATGATCTCGAGGTATTTGTTTCGTGCTCCGGAGCGGTCCTGGGCGGTGTAGGCGACATGGCCGCCGGCGAGCATCTCGAGGGCGACTCGGGCACCGATCAGGGCGCTCTTTCCGTTCTGCCGTCCAACGCTTACGCCGATCGTGCGGTATCGAAACCGGCCGGCCTCGTCCAGCTCCAGGGCGACATCGGCGACCTGACGCTGCCAGGAATAGAGCGAGATCCCCATCAGCTCGCTCACCTGCGCCAAATAGTGGCCGCGAGAGGGAGCGTCCGAGGCCGCCGTGGCGTGAAGTGCCGGCGGACAGGTCACAGAGCCCTTAGCTCGGCTTCTAGGGCATCTAGGGCGTCTTCGACCGGAATCCGGAGCTTTCCGGCCGTATCCAGCATTACTGCGACCAATTGCGGAATTTGTCCGCCACCCTCTTTGGAGCGTTCTATTTCGTCGAAACGGTCGGCGAGGCCTCGAAGCGCCGAAATGGTGACCTCGTCGCCCTCGGCACGTTCGAGGAACGCTTCCACGGCTTCACGGTGTCGACCCATCACCACCTCCTGGAGGTCTTCGGCTTCGGCCGATCTCGGTCATGCCGGAATCTAGCACCTAGCGACGAGTTACAAGATAAACACGCCGGCACCAGTTGGCCTTGCCATTCACCAGGCGGAAACGCTGAGAGCGGCGGAACGTGGTCGGCGGTATCCGCAACACGGGCACGACAGTAGGCACAGGGCGGCCGGTCCTCGAGGAGCTTCCTGCGGGCCTTCTTGTAGGCCCAGGTGTAGCCGGCCTCCCCCATCAGGCCCCTCCACCC